AAGCGCGCGCCGAACCAGATCTCGCAGGGAGTCGAGACATCCTCGTCCGCCCAGGCGGTCGAGGTGACCTGATCATAGGCGGGGTTCTCGCGCGCGTCGTGCGTGGTGATGGGCAGCGGGGCGAACCAGCCCCAGAGGAGCAGGGCGGCAGCGATGAGTGCGTTCATGACCCGAGCATAGCACAGACAACCGGCCAAATGTCCGGTTAGTTGCGGATGATTTTGCAGATCACCACGTAACTGTTACCCACCCGTCCGACCAGGACCTCGTCGTTCGCGGCCACGACCAGCCCGCTGGCCTTCGGGTAGCTCTGCGTGTCGGCCGCCGCGGCATCGTCCCGCCGGATGAAGACCTGCGAGCCATCGTTGGCGGTCACCACCGCCCGGAAGAGCTGCCCGCGCTGGTCCGCGGCCAGTTGCCGGGTCACGTCGTCGAGGATGTTGCGGTCTTCTGCTGCCATGGCTGCATCCTCACACGGTCGTCGTGGTGACGTCCACCTGGCTGGCCCGGGCGATCTGGTGGTCCATCTTCGTCCCTGTGCGCAGGGCGAGCCGCCAGCCGAGCGATCGCCACAGGGTGGCCACCTCGGCGCCCTCGAACGTGATCTCGTAAAAGTCTCGCGGCCCGCGCCTGGGATCTGGGTGCGTCGACAGCGTCCCTCGCTCTGCTTCGCCGGCGGCCGCCTGCAGCTCGTAGGAGGCCACAGCGGCCGCTACGGCCGTCGACGGCACCAGGCTCCCATCCACCTCGATACTGGTCACGCTGCCCTTCACGACCGTCGACACGAGCGAATCCGGGTCATCGTTGATTCCTTCGACGGCGAACGGCGCCCGGTTGGCGTCCCGGTTCACCACCGTGACCCGGTTCGGGTAGAGGTTGCGGTTGCGCAGTCGCTGGAAGCCGGGCCGGATCATGCGCGGTTCGGCCTCGGTGGTGTAGGCGACGTCGGCCGTCTCGGTGCTCGGCGCCAGCCGCGGCGTCGAGGTCACGATGCCCTCGTTGTCGGCGAAGGCGGGGTGGTAATTGATCGCCTTCAGCAGCGCGTTGACGATCGTCCCGTAGGGCGTGTTCGAGGGCCAGGTCCTCGCCACCGGGAGCGTCAGGCCGCTGTCCGTGATCTGGGCCCGCAGGCCGAGGCCGGTGATGAGCGCGTAGACCGTGTCGGTGAAGCGGGCGCCGGCGGCGACGGTGTAACTCACCTGGGTGTACTTTTCGAACAGCAGCAGCGACACGTCGGCGGCGCGCACGTCCCACGCCTCCTGGTTGTTGGCCGAGGGCGTCGCCCGCACCTCGTCCATCGAATAGAGGCCCAGCTGGAACGGCACCCACTCGCCCGTGCCCAGGTATTGACCGGCGAAGGCCTCCGCGAAGATCGCGAAGTGGTCTGTGTCGGGATCGAAGGTCGCCGGCAGCAACTGGGGCCGCACGCGCAGGTCGCAGGTCCAGACCACCGCCCTGGTGTTGTCGACGATGATCTCGCCGACGTTGAGGATGACGGCAGCGTCGAGGTCCTGGACGAATTCGTTCCAGAGCGTGCGCTGCTCGAATCGAAAGCGCATCGCCACCGGCCCGTGGCGGCCGCTGAGGGCGTCGGCAATCTCGGCATCCGTCGGTGGAATGATGTCGGGGCCGGGCGGCGGGAATGGGAACCAATAGTGGCCCAGCATTGCGGCGCGGTCGGCGCCGCTCGTCAGGTCCCCGTCCGGGCGCAGCATCCCGCGCCGATTGCGCAGCGCCGCCTGGCGCTTTGCCGCGGTATCGATGGCCATGGCTAGGCGTACTTACCCGTGGTGAAGGTCACCGTGTCGTCGCTCTTCGCGGACGATGCCAGGGCGGTCAAACTGTCATCCTTGTAGACGACCTCGAGGGCGGCGGTCTCCGTCCGCTTGTTGCGGGCCAGTTCGAAGAGCCAGTTCAGAGCCGCCAGGACCGTCGCCGTCGCGCCTGGCACCGCTGCCAGGTCACTAAGGGCCTTCGCCCATATTTCATCCACGGCATCAGCCGCCAGGGCGTCGGCATCGACCGCGCCTGTGGCGATGACGGCCGCGGTGATGACTCCTGCAGCCATCGCCGTCACATTTACCTTGGAGACGCGTTCGATGCTGAACGACCCGAGCACCCGGATCACCACGAGCCCATCGACCGTCTCTGTGTCAGGCGAGAGAATCGCGACATACTCGGATCCGGCGGCATAGAAGCCGGCGTCGGTATTGTCCGAGAGATCGAAAGCGATCTGGTGAAGACCGACGATCGCGTCGAACGGGCTGGTCATCGTCCAGCCGGAGGTCGAACTGCGCTGGGTGGCGCTGCCGTTCTTGTAGAGGATCACATCCGCCGCCTCGAACGCTGTCAGGGGAGCGATGGCCGCGCCGGTCTGGGCGTGGGTGGTGAAGAGGATCCGCACGGTGCTGTTGACATCGAAAGTTCCCAGGTAATCCATCTATCCCACCAATCCTGCTGAAATGAGGCCGCGGTCCACGAGGCCAGCATCGACGAGTTGATGCACCTTTGATGACGGAGTACCCGCGCACTCCACCATCACGTAGAGCGCCGTGCACCGCGCCGCTACCGCTGCGCTGTTGACCGCTCCTGCCTCGATCGTGTCCAGCCCACCGCTTGTCCATGCGCCACCGCCGTTCGGGTCGGTGGCGTCCAAACGAGCCAGAGCAACATAGGTTGCGCCAGGGTCTACCGCCGTAGTGTCACGGTTCGTCGCCCCGTTGCGGAGACGCACGGACATGCTCGACGCGCCACCCTCGTCGCGGAAGATGCCTACCGTCTTGATGACGCCAATCGTGCCAACCACCCCACCCGTGGCGCTGCTGTCCATTGCGAATGAGGAGGCGTTACCGGAAGTGACGGAGCCGATGTAGGTGGTATCCGAGTCGTGCGGGACTTCGTTGACCGCAGAGAACAGAGCGCTCGTGCCCGTTGCCCACTGTGCGCTCGCGCCCGCCGCGCGTGGTTTGAGGATGTTGACCTGCCTCGCGCCGGGGTAGGCAGCATCGTCAATGACAATGTCGTCGAAATAGAGGTCCGCCGTTGCAGCATCAATCATGCCTATGTAGGCATGGGTGCTGTTTGCCGGGGTGACCATGACCGTGAGTCCGGTTCCTGTCGCCACCACCGAGCCATTAAGTTTTAGCTCGGCCACTGAGGAACCACCCGTCGCGAGCGCGGTCCCTTTCACCTCGATCAGGTGCCACGCGCCTGTACTAAGCGCTGCCGATGCCGACCCTATCTGGGTCTGAACGGCAGCGCCGTTGAAGTAGACGAGCGTGAGAGTGTTATCAGTGTCCAGTTTCACACGTAGTTGTGAAGGGCCAGCGCTTTCCACCTCCAGAATTGTCGTTTTGGCAGATGGGGCAGAAGCTATCCACAAGTAGAAAGTGAAATAAATATTGGCGGTGTTCCAGGTTGCGAAAGCCCCCGTGGCATCATGGGTTTTCAGCCTGAACAGGAGCGTACTCGTTGTAGGATTAGCTCGTAATGAGTAAGCACCTGTTCTCTTTTGGGTAGTGCTAATCGACCCGGTGCCATTTTGAAAATCGGTCTCGCTGTAGTCCCCGGTCTCAAAGCCAATTACGTTCAATCGCGCCATCTACTCACCCCACGTGAGGTCACTCATGCTGCCGCCTCATCATAGGCGACTTCCTGCAGCTCGAGCGTGGCCACGAATGTCACCTGGCCGATCGCCTTCGGCACCCGCGGGAGCGCCACGAAGTACCGCTCCCGGTCCCGGCCGCTGCGCACGCACAGCATCGTCGCCAACGTCGATTGTCGCCCGAGCATCCTCACCAGCGCCGGCCACCGCCGCGGATCCCGTCGCAACTGCTCGAGTCCGCGCAGCGAGATCTTGCTGCTCATCGCCTCACCCACGAACGCCGTTGGCGCCAGCCGGCCGACCGTCGTCTCCAGGACCATGTCGAGCGCCGTCTCCACCGCCAGGTCCCAGGCTTCGAACCGCACGAACTCCGTGGGCGTCGCGACCTCGTGAATAAACGCGTGCTCGAAGTCCACGTGAGAGTGCGGCGCCGGCGATTGCACCGCGCTCGTGAGAGTCCCGGTCGCGGCGGTCGCGTTCCAGACGACCGCATAGTCGTAGGTCGCCCAGGGGATGCAAGTGTAATCCGTGTAGGTCCGGGTCCCGATCGCCGTGATGACCGCGATCGTCGTGTAGGCGGTGGTGCCCGCCAGGCGCCGGCGCACGTGGTAACTGACGAAGGTCTCGCCCACTCCGATCACCGGTGTCGACCACCGGACATTGATCCCGGGCAGCATCGTGGCGTCGCGAGAGCAGTTGCCGCCCATGATCGTCAGGGCCAGCCCGGGGACGTTCGAGGAGGTCGGGAACGCCGTCGTGAACCGCACGATGGCCGACTCGGCCGACGATCCGTCCGTTCCCCAGCTGAAGACGCGCACATAGTAGGTGGCGCCGCTGAGGATGGATCCTCCAGGCACGTTGTGCGCCAGCGTGGCGGTGTTCACCAGGCCGGAGTCGTAGACCACCGTGGTCCCGGCCGCGTTCGAATAGATCTGGAGCTTGAACGTCGCCTGGGCGCCCGGGGTGGTCCACGTCACGGTGAACGCAGAGGTCAACACCACCGCGTCGGCCGCCGGCGACGTGATGACGACCAGCGTTCCCGCCGCCTGGCGGCCGGTCAGCAGTGCCGCTGCGCGAGCAGTTCCTCGAGGCATCTACATCGACTCCAGGGACCAGTCAAAGTTTCGGGGCGTTGCGGTCTCGAGCGCGAGCGTGACGATGCATTGGTGCGGCGATGGGATCGGCACGGAGATGGCGCCGGGGTCCGTCTGCAGTCCGGCGAAGGTCTCCTTGTAGACCGTGCGCACCGCGCCGCCGCTCAGGATCTTGCGTTTCACCCGGAGCGTCACCGCGTCGCCGCCGACCAGGTTGGTGAGGTCGACGATCAGCGACATCGTACGCGGGAGATTGATGGTCGCCAGGGTGTCTTCGGTGGCGCTGCCAGTTGCTGTGAGGGTGCCGCTGGCTTCGACATTAGGGTTGCTCATGGTCTCCTCTTTCTAGCCGAACATCACGAGGATCGGGACGTTGAACGCCACGCCGGCGCCGTCCGGGGTCGCCACCGCGGGCAGCGGGAACGCCGTCGCCTGCGTGAATATCCCGCCCATGATAGGCCCACTCTGGTCGCTTGTGAGCGCCGCCAGGCGTGTCACCGTCCCCGTGGCGCCATCGAAGACGCAGGCCAGGTAATAGACACCGGGCCCGGCCCACTTCCCGACGTCGTCAAAATTGACGTCGGTGAATCGCCCGACGTCGGCCGCAACCTGGGGGGTCGGTGGGCTCGCCATCAACCGCGCCCCGGGCTTGCCCTCGCTATCGACTGCATAGAGCCCCACCTGCAGCATGCCAGCGGCCGTGGCGCCGTTGTAGACGGCGATTCCAGACGGCTTGGACATGCCGCGCACGATCACGGGCGTGTAGACGGCCTTATTAGCGGTGGTCCAGGCGGCCGACGTTTCGATCGGCGCCTTGCCGGTTTGCTGGTACCACCACTCGGTGTTCGGCAGGTAGAAGGTGTCGACAAAGTCGTTCGGGACGATCTGAGACGGCCAGAGAGGCATCAGGCGATCCCTCCGAGCGCCAGCAGCGGATACGATGCCGCGGCTGCCAGCGTGGCCAGCGGAACGCCGGCGTTGTTGTCAAAAATCGGTATGCCGCTCGCCTGTAGAGAAAGCGCGTTTACCAGGTGGCCGAGCTGGTTCATGTTCGCGGCCAGCGTGTCGAGTCGCGTCACGGCGCCGGTGATGTTGTCGAGGCCGTAGGCGATCCAGTACATCCCCGGAGGGATGATGAAGTCGGGGATGTCGAACGCTTGCCAGACACTGATCCCGGCCTGGGCGGTCGATCCTGCCGCCGTCAACCGCCACTGAGGATTCATCCAGTTCGATCCGCCAACCGTGAGTCGGCCGGCTGGACCGAACAGCGCGATATCACAGTTGCCAGACACCGCGGCACCATTGAAGCAATAGAGTTTCTTAACGGTCATGCGCTGGCGAACTTTAACGGGTCCAGCAAGGATCTGATTCGCGATGCCCCAGACCGCTGACGTGAGCAGCGGCACCTTCCCATACTGGCGCCGGTATTCCGCGGCCGTCGTCAGGAAGATCGGCTCGACCTGCGTATCGATCGGCTTTGGGTAATCCATCAGCTCATCCCCACAGTTGCGATCATAACCGGGATATTGGCAGCGACGCCGGCGGCGTTCGGTGTCGCGTTCGCCGGCAGTGGGAAGGCCGCGGCCTGCGTGAAAATACTCCCTTCGTTCGGGCCCGAACCGTCCGCCGCCAGGGCGACCAGCCGCATCAGCTGGCCGGTATTGTTATCCAGGGCGCACGCCAGGTAAACGAGACCATCGACCCAGACGTCCGCGGTGTTGTGCAGGACGAGGCTATTGATGCCGGCCTGGGCCGTTGATCCCTTCGAGACCAGGCGCGCGCCCGGCTTGCCCTCGCTGTCGGGCAAGAAGATGCCGACATCGATGTTGCCGCTCACCACCCCACCGTGGAACACGCCCAGTTGCGTGAGCGACATCGGCTTCGGCACGTAGATCGGCGTGTAGACCGCGAGGTTCGCCGTCGACCAGGCGGCGCCGGTCCAGAGCGTGAGCACGCCGGTTTCCCTGTACCAATTCTCGGCGTTGCAGATGCTGACGGACGGAGAGAAGCGGGGTCGATCTGGCCATCCTGGCATCAGGCCACCCCTCCCACGGCGAGGATCGGTACCGTTCCGTCGAACATACCCTGGAAAAAGCTACCCCCATAGAGCGGATATGTGCCAAGCCAGCAGCCGGCCAGGTAGCACGTCTCACCCAGATTCGCGGTGGGAGCGTAGAGACGCTGCACTTGCCCGGTGATGGCGTCAGAACCATATCTCAGGTAATAGAGCCCGGGAGTGAGGATAACGTCGGGGATGTCGAATGCTTGCCAGACGCTGATACCGGCCTGGGCAACGATCGACGCCAGGGTAATGCTGGAAGTGGGCGCAGGTCCGAAGGAAGGACTGACTCCGGACCGCGCGATGGCCATCTGGCAGTTCCCGACCAGGATCGCGCCGTTCAAACAGAACAGTTTCTTGGCGGTGAACGTGCTGCGCACGATGAGGGGGACGGAGACCGCTCCATCAATGAAAGCCGCCGACGTGTAATCAGCCAGCCGCCCGGTTTTGCGGACCCAGTCCTCGATCGTCGACAGGAAGACCGGCAGGGGTTGCGCAGCTTCGACGGGCCAGTCCGGCATCTCTCACCCTCTATCGGAACGTGACACCGGCGAGCACCGAGCCGCGGCCGAGGTCATCGTTCAGGACCTGGCGCGCGACTCGCGTCATCAGCGCCTCGTTCTCCGCGAGTGTACCCGTGAGTTGCGCGCCGCGCATATCGATCGTTATCGACTTGGTCGATCCGCCGGCGCCGCCACCACCCATCGGCGCGCTCACCGAACTGCCGGGCCCCCAGGCGTTGTAGGCCTCGGGAATCACCGCCTCGCCCCGGTGCACCCACACAGCCTGATCCTTCGTCGAGTAGTTCAGGCCGATCGCCGCGCTCTTGTTGGGGACCAGGAAGCCCGTGGCAATATCGATGTGGAAGCCGCCCGGCTGGCTCGACGCCTGGCCATAGTCCGCGTTCGACTTCGGGTTGTTGACGTTCGTCGAATACCAGCCGGTGCCGTTCCAGTACTGCCCGGGATGGTTGCTCTGGCTATCCGAGACGTAGGTGCCGTCCGGCTGCTTGATGGGCAGCCCTGGCGCCGTTCCGCCGTAGTTGTGCGCGGTGTATTCATAACTGCCGTCGGGCTTCTGAGTCACATCGTAGCCCTGCACACCAGGGATGTTGCCGCTCTTGTCGGGCCTGGGCGCGGCGAACGAACTGCCCCCCGCGGCGCCTCCGAATCCACCGGCGCCACCGACGTTGCCGCTGGTGTTCAGCGGTGGAAGGCCGCCAGACCCGGCACCGCCAGCAGCGCTGCCGGCACCGATCGCAGCGCCAGCCGCGACGCCAATCTTTGCCCCGGTATCGGCCCACCACGCGAGCAGCTGCTCCTTCGTCTTGTTCAGCCCGATCCACCAGGTGCTCGCCGGTCCAAAGAGCTTGTCCAGGGCGCTGGTGACGGTCATCGACCCGTCGTCGATGCCCTTGGCAATGCCCTGCGGGATCGGCTTGCCGACCTCCCGGGCAAACAGCTCGGATGGCGACTGGGCTTCTGCCTTGGCCTTCGCCGCCCGCAGAACCTCTCCGATCATCGTGACTGCTGCCGCAACAGGATTGCTGATCCGCGCGGAGATGCCGGACCCGACGCCCTGTGAGATTGCGGCCCCGATGGACGGCGACGTTTCCACGGCTTTCAAACGGGCAGCTTCGGTGGTGGCGGACACCAACCATTCCGCGGCATACCTGGCCTGCGCATCGTTGTCCCGGATGCCCTTCGCCACGCCAGGCGGAACCATCGATCCGGTCTTCTGCGCGGCCGTGTCGATTAACCCAGAGTTCGCGGCGATCCCATCGGCCAGCCCACGCACGATGGACGGTCCGCCGCTCGCGAGCATCTCCGCGCGCGAGGCCGCGGCCGCAGCCGTGAAGGGCTTGTTGATCAGGGCCGTGGTCGCGGCCGTCATGCCAGGTATGCCGCCGATAACGCGGTTGGTGATCTGGTCGGCGGCCACGCCCATCGCCGCCGGCGCCGCGACCTTCAGGACCTTGAGCGCCTTCGTCGGATCCTCCAGGTAGAGCTTCGTGAACATGGCCACGAACGCTGGCCCCTTGTCGGCGAGCGCCCCCAGGATCTCGTCCGGGAAGGCCACGCCGGCCGCGGTGATGCCGGCATAGATGATCTTGAGGTTCTTCTCGAAGTTCTGCTGGTCGACGACCATCTGGTCGATTCGCTTCTTCCAGTTCGTGAACGACTCGTCCACGGCGGGGAAGATCTCGGCGAGGGCGCCCTTCATGTCCTTGAAGGACGACTCGACCTTCTTCTCGAAATCGTCGAAGGCCGATGCACCGTCCGGTCCGAACGTCTCCTTGAGGTAGGCCCGCAGCCCATCGGCGGAGATCTGGACGTCGGGGAACTTCCCCTGGATGGACGCGAGCTTGTTCTTCGTATCGCCCTCGAACGTGGCGAAGACCGAGTTCAGGGTCGGCCCCCAGGTGGCCCCCATGTAGGTCGCAAGCTCTTCACCGGTCTGTCCCAGTTTGGCGATCGCCGCACCGGTGTATTCCATGCTCTTCGCGGCCGCGGCGTGGACGCTGTCCGCCGATCGAACGGCGAAGATCTCCTTCTCGACGGCGTCCTGGGCGATGCTCCAGGCGGCCGAAACGTGCGTAACGTCGTCAAAGGTCTTCTGCAGCGTCGGCGGCAGCGCGTCATACGCAGACTTCAGCTGGTAGACGGTGGCGCCGTTTTCGACGAGGGCCTTGGCGGAAACCTCCGTCTCCGCCTTCAACTTCTTGAGGTTGTCGATGCCGCCCGACAGGCCGACATTGAAGCCGAAAATCCGGTTGTCGTTCCCGAGCAGGGCGTTCTGCAGGCCGGACTGCTCGCCGGCGGCGTCCGCGCTGGTGCTCGCGAACTCGGCAGTCGTCTTCGCGAGCTGATCCAGGGCGATCTTAGACTTGTCGGCCTTCTCACCGCCGGCCAGGAGGGCCGCGGCGAACTCGTCCACCGCCTTCTTGCCGGCCTCCGTTTTCCCGACGTCGCCAAAGACCCGATCCGTGAGGCTGGCGCCGGTGGCCTTCTGCGAGAGCAGGTCCAGCCCGATGATGATCGCCCCGATGCCGACGGCCATGAGCGCGGCCCGGCCGCGAGCCGTCTGCATGGCCAGGCCCAGGGTCTGGACCGCCACCGCGCCCTTCTGGACGAGGCCAATCATCGCGGGCAGGGCCACCACCATCGTGCCGATGGCGAGCACCAGGTTCTGCGTGCTCACAGGCAGCTCACCAAAGGCATTGGTGGCCTTCGTGGCGCCGGCGGCGAGGCCGGTGAGCATCGGGATCGCGCGCGTACCGATCGCGATGCCGACGGTCTCGATGCTGCCCTTCAGCTGTTCGATGCCGCCGGAGAGGTTGTCCATCCTCTGCTTGGCCACCGCTGCCGCGTCGGTGCTTTTCATCTTCGCCGACATGGCCGTGAACTCGTCACCGGTCAGCTTCATCAGCCCGGCGGCTGTCCGGTATGCATCGTTCCCGAAGATCGTCTTCATCGCGACGGTCTGCTGTTCCTGGGAAAGCCCGCCGAGCGCGTCATGCAGGATCTGGGTGATCTCCGACATGTTCTTGAGGTTGCCGGCGGCATCATAGAAGGCGTTTGAGCCGTCCTTCGTGATGATCCCGAGGGCGGCGAGGGCGTCCTTCGCCTGGTTGCTGTTCCCGGTCAAAGAGGTGATGAAAGTCTTGAAGGACGTGCCGGCATCAGAGCCCGAGCTGAACGAGTTGGCGGTCGCTGCGATCGCCGTGCTGAAGTCGCCGAAGTCGACGCCGGCCGCCTTGGCCACACCGCCGCCGGCGGCGACGGCCTGGGCCATATCATCCACGCCGAACCGGGAAGCGTTGGCGGCGCCGGCCAGCCGGTTGACGACCTCGTTGGTCGAGATCTGCGTGCCTTCCCAGACCGACATCGACGTCGCGATGACCCGGGCGGAATCGGCGAGGCCGTAGTTGCCGGCAGCCGCCAGGTTGACCGCGGCGAGCGCTTCGCCGCCGATGATCTGTGAGACGGAGCGGCCGCCGGCGGCGAGTTCCTCCATGGCGGAGGCCGCCTGGCTGGCGGAGAACGCCGTATCGGCGCCGATCTTCAGTGCCGCCGCACTGAGTTTGCCCATCTCCTCGTCGGTGGCGCCGGCGATGGCGCCGACCTGGCTCATCTGGTGCTGGAAGTCCGCGGCCATCTTGACCGATGCCAGGCCGATACCGAGGATGCCAGCGCTCAGGAGCGCGGACCCCTTCTGCAGGGTCCCGAACGCATCGTTCGCCGCTTTGGCTTTCTTCGCGCTGTCGTCGAGGCCACGGGCGGTGTCGTCGCCCGCCTTCTGCATTGCCTTCAGTTGCTGGACGTAGGCGTCGAAGCCCTCGATGACGGCTTTGTAACCAAGGGGCTGCAGCTGGGCCATGGAAGCGTCCTGCCTTCGTGAGCGGCGTGGGTTGCTTCCCCAGCGAAAGTCTAACTCACGGCACCGCGGGCCGCTGGGCAGTTCTCAAGGTAAAGAAACCCTCGGAATCATCACTGAGTTCTGACTGAGTGAGAGGGCCCGTTTTCAGGACAGTTCTCAAGGTAAAGAAACCCTCGAATCATCACTGAGTTCTGACTGAGTGAGAGGGCCCGTTTTCAGGACAGTTCTCAAAAAGAGGGACGCTCTACCGCGCAGCCTCGCGCGCACGCGCGGCAGCCTCCTGGGCCTTCCGGTAGCGGTTCCTGGCGTCCTCGACGTTCGCCTCGATCTTCCAGCGCAGGCGGAAGTGCGCGACGCAGTGTGCCTTCTCAGCCCTCGGAAGTCTCTGCCACTTCCTCCACGGGTACCCCGCGAAGTGTGCTGCCTCCCGCTCCTCCAGGGCCGGCACCATCCACGGCAGATCCCTCGAGTAGTGGATCCCCGTCTCCAATTGGTCCGCGAGCGGATAGTCCTCGATCGGCTCGCCATTCCGCGTTATTCCGAAAGTACTGGACCGCGTCGAGGACCTCCTTTTCGAGCACACCCGTCTTCGAAGACGCAGCGTACGAGATGGCAGTCAGGTCCGCGGCCTCGACGCAGGCGTGGAGGTGCAACCACTCGACGTAGCGCGACTGCGTGGTCTCGACGTTCGGCTCGAGTCCGTTGGCACGCAGGTCCTCGATCCAGCGATCATCTTCAGGCCGATAGAGACCGGCATCCTTCGGCACACTAATCACGAAAGTGCCGAAGGCGGTGTAGATACGCTGCACCGCTTCGATGCGCTGGCTGTAGCAGCGGTCGAGCGCCTGGAGGTAGTCCGGGTCGTTGTAGTTCGGCTCTTCGCGGTTGCTGTCATCGATGAAGATCATCGGCACCGTCGGCTCAGGCAGCACGCTCACCACCCGCTGAATGATCATCACGGGGACCTTCTTCGTGCCGATGACGATCCCGTTACTGAGCGTCACCGAGCCGTCACTCGCGTTGATGTGGAGCGCCTCGTTGACGGCGGTGAGAGCCTTCTCTGCGTCGGTCGGTTCCCGCTTCGCCAGGTAGTCGGGGACGGTCGGTTCTTTCGGAGTACTCGCGCGTTTTGCCATGGTGAGGGAAGCCTAACAGGCGGACAGATGGCAAGCAAAAGGCCCGGGCAGTAGGAGATACCCGGGCCTTCGCTTTTCCCCATGGCGTGAGGCTGGATTAGGCGGCCGCCTTCAGAAGCTTTCCATCGTTGGCGTCGTTCCCCAGGCCGCCGTAGAAGGCGATGTTGATGTTGTCGCGGCAGGCCGCGATGCGGTTGATGCGACGCACCGACGGGAACAGGATGTTCGGGTTGTCGGGAGTCACGTACCAGTTGTTGCCGCCGTCGATGGTCCGCAGCACGCGGCCGACGAAGCCCGCCGTGTCGTGCGCCATGTAGCCGACGGTGTCGTTGACCATGACGATGTCCCGGATGACCCCGGAGCCGGAGCCAGGGAAGGCTTTCAGCGTCCAGGTGAGACCAGCGTTCCTGGTGTAGTAGAGGTTTCCACCGGCCGTGCCGATCTGGAAGAACTGGTCGGTGCTCATCGCAACGGTGTTGAGCGCGATGCCGACCGCGGGACCGGTGACGAGCGACCAGGTGGTGCCACCGTTGTTGCTGGTCAAGAGCGCGTTCGAGGCGCCGACTGCGGCGAGCGTGAGGATATCTGTAGCGTCGATGGCGAGCAGGTTCTGCACGGTGAGGTCACCGGCCGACAGCACCGAGACACCGCTGCGGATATCGGCACTGAAGTAGATGTAACCAAGGTCGCCGACGATCCACGTGTGCGTGCGATCGATGCTCACCAGGTTGTTCGGGCCATGCGTGGCGACGTAGCCGGTGGTGACCTTGGTCCAGCTCCCGGTCGCGTTGACCATGTCGCTGATCGGGATCCAGTGATGGGCAAGTCCGTTGTTCGTGAGCACGACCAGGTCGGTGCCGACGCACGCGATGGCGGTGGGCGTTTCGGCGAGGCCCAGCGTGAAGATGCCGCGCTTGTTCCAGGTGATGCCGCCGTCGGCCGACCAGATGACCGCGGCAGGGATACCCGGCGAACCGCTGGAGTCCGAGACCACCGCGAAGACGACCTGGCAGCCATCGCTCGGGAGGCCGCAGCTGCCACAGGCGATCGAGTCGCAGATCGTGACATCGACGATCTCGTCGGTGATGAGCGTCTCGGCCTGCAGCGTCGATACCATCGGGCCGATTTCGAATAGGTCGAGGCCGGTGAACGGCACGGTCTCCATGACCATCGCGCGTTCGTTCGAATCGAGGGCGCCGAGGTCGCCAGTCGTGTAGTCGGTGGCGTTGGCGCCCTGGAGAACCACGATGTGGCCATCGGTCCAGCCGCCGAGGAAGTCATTAGGCGCCTTGCAGCTGCCGATGTGGACTTGAATATCCACCTGGCAGCCTTTCTTCACGAGGCGCAGGAGGTCGCTCAGGACCTGGCGGTAGCGCGACTCGATCGACATGGCCGGCAGCCCCTGCTGTGCCTGCAGGGTGGCGACGATATCAAAGCGGTCGTAGAGAGTGGCGCTCGGGATGCGGACCGGGGTGATTGCCCCCTGGGGCCAGGCGAGGCCCATGGCGCGGGCATATCCCTGGTACACGGGAGAGGTCCCCGGGTTGGCGCCGCCTTCAATTGTGAAGACGCGGCTCTGGGTGTTCTTGACGACCTTCGAGTTCTTGATGGCGACCATGAGGGAACAACCTGCCTAGCTGAGATAGGAGCTGGGTTGCTTCCCCGGTCGCGCGAAGTATACCGCGAAATTGCCTATTGTCAGTAGAGGGCCATGATCGTCTGCGCGTCGAGGCGTAGCGCAGACATCAGCGCCGCCGCCACTTCGTTCGGACGCCGGGCGACATCGTCGGCCGTGATCAGCCCGCGATTGAAGAGCGCGTTGTGCAACCGAACCTCGGTCTCGTGATTCAGACCAAGCGCCTCGAGCGAGGGCGGGCCCAGAGGAACGCCCTTCCTGGCGTCGCTGTCGGGCGCCGCATCGGGCAGCAGGCGCTGCCATTTGCGGCCGGCGGTGTCGGTGTAGGTGACCTGTCTCATGTCTCTCCTATCGAGCCATGACGGCGGCGCGACCGATGCGCGTGTCGCGGCCGTTGCACCGCTGCCAGGCATAGATGGCGCCGCGGCGCGGGCCGAACGGGTTGTTGAGGTTTGCCGGACTGAGGCCATAACGGGAATATTCCTCTCCGCCGGAAACAAACGAAAGATCTTCTTGCCACTTCTCCGCGACGTTCGCCGAGCAGGCGCACCACTCACGGTCGACCATCGAGGCCGCATAGTAGGCCACCGTCCGCGCCCAGTCGGCCGACATGGTCGTGCGCGGGCAGGCGAGCTTCGTATCCTGGAGGCCGGCCTGGTAATACAGCCGGAGAATATCAGGCTGCCGCGCCATGCCGAACGGCGCCGCGATGAACGCGCCCGTCGCTGCGTCCCAGGTCGCCGGCCCATAGCTGATGATTCCCAGCCGGCCATCGCGCGGGACCAGACATCCGGTGGATGTCGCGTAACTGCAGGTCGGGCAACTGCCGGTCGAACCGCAGCCGCAGCCGCCAACGGGCTCCCAGAGGAACGAGACCTGCGTGCTCGGATCGTTGTAGACCCGGTAGATATCGACTGTCGTGAGGAAGGCCGCGTTATCGAGGCCGTCGACCGGCGCGGCCAGGATGTCCTCCTGCAACAGCTCGAGCACGGTGAGCTCGCGGGCGAACGTCACCGTGATCACGCCGGCGGCGATGCTCACCTGGGCCGGGCGAATCTGGTAGGTCGGGTCGGCGCCCTTGCCCGGATAGAAGATCTGGATCTCGCACGGGTCACTGCCCGTGTAGGGAGCGGAGACGGTGCCGGTGCGCGGATAGTCGCCGGCGGGCACGATCGCCCAGGTGATGGGCGCGGCCGCGAGGACGACCGCGGTCCCGCGGATGCCGCCGGCGATGAACCACTTCTTATCGGTGATGATGGGCTGGCGATACCAGCGCACGTCAGACCCGCCGAGGTTGATGGTCTCGACCTGGACCGGGCGAATGCTCACCTGGCGCTCGTCGACCTCCCAGGTCGGCGCCAGGCTGAAGCCCAGGGCATCTTCGATATCGGCCTCGGCCCGGGCGATGAAGCGGGAGAGTTCCTCGCGGCTGACCGCATCGTGCTGCTGCCATTCGTGCTGCAGCCAGGCGCCGGCGCAGTTGCCCTCGATCTCGGTCAACGCCTGCAGGTTGACGCCCTCGAAGTGCAGCGGATTGATGCCCATGATCTTGGCCCATTCGGCGGTCGACAGTTTCGTTTCGGTCTCGGTGCGGCCCACGGCGAACTCCCTACTTCTGGTGCACCCAGCGTTCGACGATAGGTGCTATAGCGGCGGCGGCCAGCCAGAGGGCGCCGGCGGGAAGGTAGTGCCAGACCGCCCACAGGCCGGCCGCGGTCCAAATACTAGAGCACCAGACGCAGGAGAGTAAGCCGCCGATGAACGGCCGCGGCTCCTGGATGCCCACGCGCGGAACGCCCGCCCACGCGCGCATGCGCTCGAAGAGTCCAAACGGTCCCTCCTCGTTGACCATGAGGGACGCCAGGCGCCAGGCACCCAGCCCGACGACCAGGACGGCGGCGACGTCGTTCATTTGACGCCCTGGGCATCTGACGGGGTCTCAGCGGGTATTTCCGCGCTGCCGGTCTGAGCCGACTGCAGGATCGGAGCGTCGCCTGGCTGGTCCGCGGCCGCGACGTCGACCTTGGCAAAGCCCTGCTGGTCAAGCAGGAAGGCTTCGTCTGCCGCCAAGGCGTAGAGTTCCTCGCCCTTGGCGAAGTGGTACTGCGTCCCTGACGGCCCCTTGAGATGGAAGGTCGCGATGCGCTCGCCGTCGTAGCGGATGAGCGCCATGTCGCCTCCGGTGCTGCCGTCCGGCAGGATCGGCGCCGGCGGATATGCCGTCGCGCGTGCGTTTCCGCTGCAGCCACATGCCAAGAGTGTCCTCCTCGGCGGGACGTTCCCGTCCGACCAGTAATCACCGAATCGCAGCATCATATCGGCCTTGCTGCGTTCGAACGTGGCCCAATTATCGCTGCTCCGGCGCCCGGTGTGCTTGCGGTAGGTGAAGAGCGGCCGCGCGACTCGCGCCGAACAAAAGCCCGCCTCGGCGCAGAGCAGTTTGAAAGCCCAGTCTTCCCAGGCTGTGTCCTCAGGGTAGCCACCGACCTGATGCCAGTAGCGGACGGGCACGAGTTCGGTCACGCCGGCGATGGCACCCTTGCTGAGCAGCAGGTTCGCGTCCCAGTCCGGCGCCCGCCAGATGGTCCATTTACCGTCCTGGTCCTGCCAAAAGTCGGTGTAGAGGATGACGTCCGGGCGCTCTTTGTGGGCTTCCCATAGCACCTGCAGGGCGGTTGGCTCGAGCATGTCATCGGCGTCGAGCGGCAGGTAGTGCGCGGCGCGCGCGCTTGCGATCCCGGCGTTCCGGGCCTGGGCAACACCGCCGAAGCGATGCAGACGATCTTGCTCGTCGCGGCTCTCGACGAGACGCACCCAGCTTGGCATCCGTGGCAGTTCGCGGCCGCTGTCGTTGACGACGATGCATTCCCACCAGCGGAAATTCTGTGCATCGACGCTGTCGATCGCGTCCATGACCAGGCGCTCGTGCCCGGGCCCCACGGGGATGACAACAGCCACCGCCGGCGGGTCTAGTGACGGTAGGGGAAGCAACTCCTGTGTCACCGCGCCCGCCGGCGCCAGCCATGCATCCACGCGCCAGGGGAACCAGGCTGCCCAATCGACAGGCGTGACCTGTCGCGAGTAGCTGTCTCCCCGGACGCGGTAGATGAGTACGTCGGCTTCCGACACCATCGCTGGGCGGAAACCATAGGAGCTGATGCGCAGCCAGAAGTCGGCATCCTCGGCGGTCGCGCAGCGCCGGCGGTGGCCACCCGTGAGGTCCCAGGCCTCGCGCCGGTACATCGTGCAATAGGGCAGGAGGTTGCGGCCCAGCGCCTGCCAGTCCCAGCGGAACTGCATCGGCCAACCGCTGTGCCCGGATTCGATGATGCGCCCGTCGGACGAGAAGTCGATCGCCGTGGTGCCGTCCTCCGAGACGAAGAACAGGTTCCCATAGGCGGCGTGGATGGCGCGGTCCTTGTCGAGGGCGCCGGCGAGCAGCTCCATGGCGTTCGGGGTCAGCCGATCATCGGCGTCCACCGCCATCACGTAGCGGCCGCGCGATGCCTCGATGCCACTGATCATGGCGTCGACGATGCCGCCGTTCGCCTGGCGCAGGAGCGTGAAGCGTGGGTCCCGCGTGTACATTTCGGCGACCACGGCCGTATCGTCCGTCGAGCCATCGTCAACAATGATGCATTCCCAGTCCCGGACCGTCTGGGCGCTGATCGACTGCAGCGTCTCCCCGAGCCAGCGGCCCATGTTATAGGCGCGGACGATGAACGAGACGCGCGGCACCTGGCGCCGGCGATGTTCGAGCGCCTCACCGTAGATCTGGGCGTACATGAGCGACGGATAGTCCCATGAGTACTTCTGGGCCGTCGCGCGCGCCGCGGCGCCGGCGGCATCACGGTTGGCGAACGCCCAGCGCACGCCGGCGGCCAGGTCGTTGAGGTTGCCCGGCTCGGCCAGGTACCCATCGACCATGTGCGTGACGATCTCCGCCTGGCCGGCGAAGTCGTAGCCGACCACGGGTACGCCACAGGCCATCGCCTGCAGGGTGGCGATGCCGAAGGTCTCGCGGGAGGTCGCCAGGTACACGTGCGCGCTGCGCGTGAGTTCGCGGGCGCCAGCGAAGGCCTGGTGCCCGGTGATGGTCACATTCGGGGCGACCTCGCCGAAGGTGGAGACAAACTGGATCTCCGGCATGAGGCCGGCCAGGTCGTTGAGAACCCGCGGGTCGCATACCGGGTCCGGCCGGGTCTTGTCCCAGAGCACATAGGGTACGCCGGCGCCGGGCCCGGGCATCCACTCCTCGAGGTCGAGGCCGTGCGGCACCACCCAGGGCTTGCGGCATGTATGGCGTTCGACGATGCGGGCGACCCACTCGGTTGGCACCGTGACCGCGTCTGCGGCGCGGATGGCGTCGATCACGTTGGTGTTCGCCTCGTTCGCCCACTTCGGCCACTCGTATTCGGCCCAATACATCCCGTGGCAGTGGTGCACGAACGCCTTGTCGGGATAGTCCCGCAGGTATTCTGGGGGGATCTGGACGTGGCAGGCGATGACGTCTGCCTCGGCCGGGTCGTCGACAAGTTCGATGCCATGCTCGGGCAGGTGTCGGCGCTGGCCCTCGATCACGCGGCGAATGCCGCCCTGGCCGGTGTCCTCGCCCGAGATCTGCGGATGGATGAAGACGCGCATCAAAACGGCCTCTTGCAGGCGGGGCAGATGGGCGATTCCAGGGCGGCCTCCAGCCGGGCGATGCGTTCGGGGTCGAGTACCCGGATGCCCGTTTCCCATTCGGAGATGTACGCCTTGTTGATGCCGCTGCGAAAGGCCATGGCCTGCATCGAGAGCCGCATCGCCTGGCGCTGCTGCCTGAATTCCTGGGCGTTCATCAATCGTCCCTCGCCTGGATAGCGCCGAAGTGGCCGAAGAGGTTACCGCTGGTCAGCACCAGGTCGGTGGGCCAGGCGATCCCGCGGCGCGCCTGCGGTCGGTGGCAGACCGCGAACTCCGTGGCGCCGGCGCCCAATCCCTCGGGCCAGGGACCGACCTCTCGCGCCCATGCACGCGTCTCCAGGCGAGGATGGCCGCTGAAGACGTGCGGCTCAGGGCTGTCCTCGTCGAGCAGCAGGTAGGTGCCACCGCCGGCGTGAACGAAGCGGCCGCGCAGGTCCTGCGTGAAGCCCAGGTAGCCGAGACGGATGCAGCCGATGCCCGCGCCGGCTCCCAGGGTCTCGATGAGCGGGTCGAGGTTGAGCGGGCGCAGGAGTTCCCAGTCGTCCTCGAGCGGCAGCAGCACGGGGTTGTCGTGGTGGACCACCATCGTCGCCATGTTGTAGCTCTTCCCATAGCCACCACGCTCGGCGTTCGTGGTCGAGATGCCGGTCAGGTGGGGATAGCAGCCGGCCAGCTGCACGAGTTCGTCGATGTATCCCGGGCCGCTGCCGTCGTCGGCGATGTGAACGGAGAGGCGGCCGCTGTAGGCGATGCCGTCGAGCGCGAGTTTCAGGGTGCGCTTGGCGTACTCGAGGCGCTCGTAGGTGAGGAGAATGATGCAGACGTTCGGCCAGGTCATGCCGCCTCCGGCTGCGTCATTCGCGGGCGATTGCCGGACCACCCGAGGCCCTCGACCTTCCACGTTTCGATATCACCAGCTCCGACGAGGTCATCGATAGCCTGCGTCACGCCCGGGTAATCGCCACGGTAGTCGTGACACCATACCCAGCCATCGCGACGGACCTTCGGCAGCCAGGCGGCGAGTTCGGCGACGGTCTGTTCGTAGGTGTGCGAGGTGTCGAGCATGAGCAGGTCGATCGATTCGTCGCCCCAATCCGCGGCCGCTTCCGTCGAGTCTTTCAGATGACCCTGCCAGGCCTCGTCGATCGCCGCTCCGATGTTCGACATGAAGACGCCCGACCAATGGAGATTTGTCGGGTCGATATCGTAGGTCGTGATTCGGATGCGCTGGGACCGTTCGGCCCAAACGGCGCCGGCCGTGGTGCCGGAGCCGGCGCCGAGGTCCACGACCACAACATCGCGGTCGCGGTCCAGGAGCGCCGTCAGTTCGCGGATGAGATCCACGTCGGCCCAGTCGAGGAATCGGCGCGTGACCGCCAGCTTGTGCGCGTCGCAGCTCATGATCGTTCTCCTGGATTGATGGCTGAGAGACTAACGGTATCGATGTGGTACCAGGGATGCGGCAGGGCCAGGACGATCTCCGGCGTGTGGAGGAGTTCGCGCTGGGCATCCACGGCCCAACGACTGTTCATATCGGCCTCGCATTCGAGGGCCGAACAGTTCTCCTTCCAAGGTCCGATGCGGTCGAAGAAGCGCCGGTGCCAGAGAGCCGGCCGCTGGGCGGCGATGATGCCACCGGCGGCCGGGTCGAGCCGGAGCGCCCATCCCTGCCAGTTCGAGGAGGCGGCGATGACGGTCCCGGTGATCCCTGGGTGCGGTGGGCCCAGGCGGACACAGCCGATCTGGGTGTTCTCCTCGAGCATCTGGACCCATGGCGAGATGTTGAAGTCTTCCGTCAACGCCCAATCGTCTACCGCGTAGAGGGCGATGGGAGAACGCTCGAACGCCTTGGCAAGCCCGCGGTTGAGCGATGCGCCGACGCCTCCGCGGCCGGTCTCGTAGCGCAGCTCCGGCCAGACGTCTTCCAGCTTTCGAAGCCACGCGTCGTCGGGGCTCCCATCGCCCTCAACGATGAGGTCTATGAACCCTTCGGAGCACAGACGCGAACGCCACGACTCGGCTGCCATCAGCAAAGCGTCGGCCCGCGTCGTATCGGGCGGCACGTAGGTGGTCACAACGATCGAGATCGGTATCACATTCGCCCCCAATCAGGTGCCTGCCAGTCGCGCGTGAGGATGTTCCTCGACTCGAGGATCGGGCCCTGCCAGGCGGGGCCACGCGTCGCGGTATCGGTCTCGGCGTGCCGGCGGTAGTCCACCAGGGGCGCGCCGCCGGCGATGGGGATCAGCCGGCTGTTCATGTAGGTCATCATGATCGAGACGAGCGCGCAGTCGGGAGCACCGACCGCCGACTCGACGGGGAATCCTCCGGTCATCTGCCAGAGGCCGCGGGTGACGGCGGCCGCGTTGCAGGGCACCGTCTGCTCCTCGAGCGTGTCCATGTAGCTGAGCCCGGCGTAGTAATAGGCGTCGATGCCGCCGTGCAATCCTAAGCAGCGGACCGTCTCTTCCAGGCAGGTCGGCCGCATGACGTCGTCGGCGCCCATCATGAACGCCAGGTCGTTTTCGAGCGTGGCGTAGGCGACGCCCACGTTGAAGCTGCCGGCGACTCCGAGCAGCCAATAGTTGCGGACGATATGGATCTCGGGCCAGACCGCCGATCCGCTGAAGCGCCGGTACATCTCGCTCAGCTCGTCGAGTTCGAGGTTGGCCATGTCGTCGACGAAGACCAGCTGGTCGGCGGGCCGCGTCTGCGTTGCGAGGGAGGTCATCAGCTCCTGCAGGTAGCGCTGGTGTGAGGGCCGCGGGCCCACGGGGATGACTACCGCAATAGAGGTCACAGGGGTTCTCCAAGGGCTTCAGCGAGCGACGGTAGGACGATGGTCGGTTCCATGGCGCGATAGACGCCGGCGCCATGGACGCCCGGCGTAGGCGGAGGCCCTCCGAGGTGTTTGCAGAGCAACTCGCAGACCTCCAGTTTGGTGAGCGGCCGCTCGGTGGCCAGGTGCTCGATGTTGCCGCGGCGGTGCAAGCCAAGGCGCTCGGGGCGATGGCAGCCGAGCCGATTGGGAATGGTGGCGATTATGAGCAGGCTCGCCGCGACTGCATCCACGGTCGACCCCGACCAGGATGTATCCCTCCAGCCATTGACCCGGCCGGGCTGCTCCACGATGTGCTTCCAGAGGCCGTGCTCCGGACCGACGAACGAGGTGCGCACGTTGATGACATGCTCCATCGCTACCTCGCCGGCGAGCTTCGAACGGCCGTAGAGATCCATCGGTGGGCGAGGTACATCACCAGCGTCGTAACCGGATTTGCGGGGCTTCCGGCCGGCAAACACGCAATCGGTGGAGACGTGGACGACGGCGATACCGCCAACCTGGCGGGTTGCTTCGGCGACGTTCCAGGGGCCGAGAGCGTTCGTCCGCAGCATCTCAATCGCCGAAGGATTCTTCAATGGGATGGCGCCGGCGGCGTTGATGATGACGTCGTTAGGAAACATGGTCCTGGTGACCAGGCCAGCGACCTGGATAGGGTCGCTGATATCCACAACATGATGGCCCCAGCCAATGCACGGCTGGCCCTTAGCCTCGCAGGCTTTGATGAGCGCCTGCCCGAGCATTCCGCCGGCGCCGAGAATGTGGATCACCATTAGATGCCCTCCGAATCCGCGATGAACGCGGAGAGTTCCTCGGCCGACAGAGAGATGGCGTTCTCCGAGCTCAGTGAGAACTGCTGCGTCCCGTGGACCTCGCCTGGCGGCCGCAACTCCCAATACCCGTAGCCGTTCTGGTAGCAGCGCACCGACTCCTGCTCGTGGATAAGCAGCTCGTGGATCTTCTCGCCCGGGCGCAGGCCCACCACGCGCGCGCAGGTCGTGGGGATGCCGCAGGCCTCCAGGACCGTGCGCATCGATGCGGCCTGGGGCACAGGGATAACCGTCGAGCCACGCTTGCAGCGCGAGGCCTCGACGATAGTGTCGATCGCTGCGTCCGCGCTCATCCAGAAGCGCGTCATCGCCGGGTCGGTGACGGTCACCGAGCCCTGCTCCTGGTACTGGCGTTTGAACATGGGGATCACGCTGCCGGTCGACCCAACGACGTTCCCGTAGCGGCAGACCGTGAATTCCGTCTCGGTGGCCAGGCGGTCGGCCTCGACGAGGATCCGTTCCATGACCGCCTTGGTCATCCCGTAGACGTTCACCGGCAGCGCCGCCTTATCGGTGCTGATGCCGATGACGCGCCGCACCTGGGCGGAGATGGCGGCCATCGCCACGTTCTCGGAGCCGTGGACGTTCACCCGCACCGTGTCGAACACGGCCGTTTCAGCGAGGTCGACATATTTGACGGCAGCCGCGTGGACGACCAGGTCATGCCCGCGCATCGCGCCGGCGAGGACGTCGCGATCGCCGGCGACGTCGCCGCGTATGCAATGGATATTCGGGTAGCGGCGCCGCAGGGCGACGTGTTTGGCGTCGTCGCGGCTGAAGCAGGTGAACGTTGCTGGCCAGTTCTCACGGGTAGCCCGGCGGTAGAGCGCCCGGGCCAGGAAGCCGGCGCCGCCGGTTACGAAGATGCGCGCTTGGAGCATGGAGTTGCTTCCCCCTTCACGCGGGGAAGCCTAACAGGCGGACAGGTGGCAAGCAAAAGCCCCGGTGCTTGACCACCGGGGCTTCGGCCAGGAGAACCAGATGACACCCGCGCCGAGTATAGCGCCTAGAACGCGTCTTCGCTATCGGTCTCGGGCTCCCCTTTCAAGAGTGAACTCGGGTCCGTTAGCGACGGGCGATCGCGATGGTGATTGTGTCCTTGGCCCAGCCCCCTTCAGGCTCGTTGTTTGGGTTAGCGTGACCACCCACCGTCACCATCACTTCAGCAGACGGCGGTCCGACAACACTAGCGGCGATAACCGCTGCCTCAACCGCGATGCGAAACGCGGCTTTCTGTTCGTCTTCGGCATAGCCCGTCGAGTACGCCGGCGTAACCAGACGCGCTGTCGCTGGAATTGACTCGATACTGCAACTGAAATTCGCTGACCAGGACAAAGGGGATTCCTCCAGGTGGGATTGCGGTCGCCGGCGGCCTGGCTGTCGGACCCCGGGCCGCTCGGCGCCGAAGCGTCATCATGCGGGTTCGTCTCGTCCGCGGCAAGGACCTCCGTGTCAATAGCGGATATGTCCGGGTATCTCCGGAGCCGGTCACGTCGGTCAACCACACACAGCAAAAGACCCGGTTTTCACCGGGCCTTCTGCTTCGTTGGCGCTCGAGGCGCTCGAGACTAGAACGGGTTGTAGAGGCTCGGCCCCGGACGGGAGACCTCGCCACCGTTGACCCAGTAGGCGCTGTCCGGGAACGGCTGGCGCGTCTGGATGAGCGGGCAGTACTGGACGTTCGTGATGCGGCCAGCGAGCCAGGGCGTCCGCAGGATGAGCCGCGGTTCGATCTTCGCCTGCCAGTCGACGCACCAGAGCGTCTGCCGGATGGTCTCCAGCCAGGCGCCGCCGCCAAGGACTCGAGCCAGCACCATGCCCTGACCAAGGGCGGATGCCAGGCTCGCGTTGCTGAAGTCGAAATACTCGAAGTAGAGCGTCGCGCGGCCGCTGACACTCATCGGCAGGAGGTAGATGTCGGAGCTGAAGCAGCCCGACGTCACACCGTTCAGCGTGGTGTTGGAGTACTCCACGATCGCATCGTCGAGGATGACGTCCCAGCGTTCTCCATCGATGAGCAGGTAGCGGCCCTGCCGCATAGCATCCCGCATCGCCGTCTGGTCGCCGAGGTCGATGTTCTGGCGGATGTCGGTCGCGGTGCCGGCGCCGAACGTGCAGAGGTTGGTGAAATAGGCGCAGGGCCAGACCTTGGTCAGCTCGAAGAACAGCGCAGGCCTCATTGTGAAGGCCCAGCGGACGTTGCTGACACCGGTGCGTTCCGCGAGGTCGCGCACCTGGCGAGCCAGGTAGGTGACCTGATTGACCAGCTCCGGCCCGTTCGAATCGATCTGCTTCAACGCGAAGTTGAAGATGGTCGGGTAGAGGCTCGGCAGGGCGTTGCCGGTGAGGGCATCCCTCCAGTTGGTATTGATGAGCAGATCGAGGCCAGCGAATTCGGCGTATCCGCCGCCGGCGTTATTGTTGCCCGGGTTGCCGGTCCAGACCTGGCGCTGCAGCTGGCGGTTCAGGCTGACAGCCCGCTCCTGCATGACGGCGTCGATCTCGTTGGTCAAGATCTGGCCCTGCGGGAACGCACCGTTGGCCGGCCCACCGAACACGTTTGCGCCCGCGGACTGGCCGACCAGCTGCAGGTCCATGGGCTCGGCGCGGTTGTTGAGATGACCGAGCCGGTTGAGTTCGATCGTGCGCGTGCGCCGCTGGTAGCGGCCGAAGCGGAACGTGACGATGCCCGCCTTCATCGTGCCTCCCACCGGGGCGACATCGCAGACTCCCGCGGCCTCTTCCTGCCCGGCGGCGTCCGCCTTGATGCCGGTCACGATCTCGAAGAGCGGGGTGTCGAAGCGCGTCGGCACCGCGGGGATCGAGTTCATCACGCCGGGAATAAAGCCGACGTTCGTGTGGAAGACGACCGGGTCGACGCCCGGGTACGACAGCAGCCCGCCAGGGCCGTGCACGTAGCCCGTGGTGGCCGGAGTGGTGCCGGCGTCGTGCTTGGCGCCCGTGGCCTTGACGTTCTGCACCAGCCCCAGCAGAGCCTGACCAATCATTTCGGCAGTGATATCCATGGCGTCCCTCCCGGACCTGGTGTGTGATGGGCGTTGAGGTTTAGTGGCCGCCGCCGATGAGGGCGCCGAGCATCTCCAGGTGTGGCTTCATGGCATCCGGCGCACTGGCGACGAGTTCACCGAGCGGACCGCCGACGACCTTGAGTCCGGCCTCGGCCTCCTTGGCCTCGGTGGAATTGGCGCGGACGGTGGTCGACGGGTCAGTCGACGCGACGAAGCCCGTGCCAGGAGGGCCACCACGCGCCGCGAAGCGCGAGGAGATCTTCTCGTCGTCGGAGGCCTTCAGACTCTTGACCTCGTCCTGAGTCGTAGCCAGGCCGGCGGCCACCTGGTCGAGCTTCTCGCTCAGTGGCGCCAGCGCAGAGGTCACCGCCGTGGCGAGCAGCTGCGACAGGTCCGGCGGAATAACCGCCTCGTCCTTGGCAGCGGTGGCCGCAACAGCCGCCGTGGTGGGCTCAGTTGGCTCGAAGGCCGACGTGAGGTCCTTGTATGCGATGCCCTTCTCGCGAGCCTTGGAGGCCGCGTCACCCAGCACCTTCTCGAGATTGGCGACGGTGTCGCCACCGAGAACAAGGGTGAAATAGTCGCGCTTTTCCTTCGTGAGCATGACCTGAACCTCCGTGCCGGCAGCAAAGCCGGTGCCTATTGGATTGGCCTCGCGGCCGGGCGGGATGACCGAGATTTCGAAGGTCCGGTAGTGCGCCTCCTTCGTGTAGACGCCGTTCACCAGACCTGCTGGTTCGTAGTTGTAGCCGTGGCTGACCGCCTGCGGCCCCATGGCCTCGAGGCGCGCCGCGACATCCTTGCTTCCCTCGTCGAACGTGCCCAGGGCGACCAGGAACCCCTCCGTCGACAGGTCGATAGCGTCGGCCGAGCCGACCTTCGTGCCTGGCGTATGCCAGAGCCAGAGTTCCGGGAGGGACCCGGTCCGATCGACCCAGTCGACGAACTCCTTGTGCGATTCGTACGGGAAGATCTCGCCCTCGAGGTCCTCGAAGTTATTGCTGTAAATGGCGGCCCAGCGGTAGGCGCCGCTGGCATCCTTGAACGCTCGGAACGATCCGCCAGCCGGCAGCGGCTCGTGGTCCTCGAGGCTCTTCATCGCCTTCTGGTGCGCCGCCAGGTGGTTCTCCGCCTTCGTCCGCTGGGCGTCCGTGAGGCCCTTCGTCTGCGGAAGCCTCGACATCGCGTTTCGCATGTGGGGCGCGTCGACCTTGCCGGCGCTGTCATGGTGAGGGAGTTTCCGCAGACTGCGCGGCGTGGTCTTGCCGCCGACGTCCTTCTCTCCGCCTGGCATGATGATCGCGAAGGCCGAATCGGGCAGGTCGTTGATGAACGCGGTATCCCACTGAGCCTTGCGGCCGGTGATCGTGCCCCACAGCCGGGAGCCGATAGAGCGCATGCCCATCTCCTCGAGTTCGTCGTCGCCCTCGTCCTGCTCGATGGTCGTGCGCGGGTCGTTGGGAATGCGCGAGGCCAGGTCGATGGAGGCCTGGCGCACCGCGGACGCCTTGTCGGCGAGGCTCAGCATCTCGGACTTCAGGATGTTGGAGACCACGGACTGGAACGCATAGGTCAGTTCGTAGACGGCTGCTTCCTGCGTGGCCGCCTGCTGGTAGGAGTCGTACTCATCGAATGAGGTGGCGCCGGCGAACGGGACCCACGAAGACTCGTAGGCGTAACCGCACTTTTCGGCCAGGGCCGTGACCTCGGAAACGACCTCGTCGTGGCTCTTTCCGGCGCCCATGAGCGCGCGCGCGAGTTCCTTGTACGACGCAACGATGGAGGCGGGAGCAACGCTTTTCGGATCCATAGAGACCTTCGGTTGCTTCCCCGGTCGCTCGAATCATCGAAGTGTATCGCGCTGTTGTCAATTCACCGCTTCGGAAATGACCCGCTTGATGTTCGTCTCCGTCTTCGCCCAGAGGTCCTCGGCGACCTCATCGACCCGCGGCCAGTTGCGGCGCGCCATCTCGCGGGACTGCTGCGCCGATGGTCCGCCGACATACTGGCCATAGACCACGGGGTTGGTGAAGACCACCGCGAAGTGCCCGCCGGAGGATTCGTAGGTGACGCGGCTCATGCGGCCGTAGGTGCCGGTGCGGCGGTAGCCCGACGACGTCGCCATCTGCGCCGGGTAGGTGCCCATCTGGCGCTTGAGGTCCGCACCCCACTGTTTCGCCAGCGACTGGATCTGCGCCGCCTGGTCGCCCTTGAGGAGCGGGAGCTTCGGGTGGATGGCAGTGAGCATGCCCAGAGGATACAGCAAAGCCGCCCGAAGGCGGCCATGCTGTACGGCAGATCTCCGACTCCCGTCTAGGTCAACGGAACTGCTCCGGTGGAAGAACCTGGCTGCGCGGAATCAGGCGGCCCTGGTGGCCGCGATCATGGTTGCGGTGCCGTTTGCGATAGCAGACGACACAGACGTGCTCGGGCGGCAGCCAGCGACCGAACTGCATCCCACGGCCCACGTTGAAGCGCAGGCTCGTGGGGACGTGGCAGCGATCGCACTTGGGGAGTTCCGGGCCGATGCGTTCCATGCTCAGATCGTATCAGACTGTTCTGGCGGATGGCTACCGCCGATAGCTCGAGTTGCCGGCGCCGGGCTTATCGTAGGCGCCCTCGCCCAGGGCCTGTTGCTGGTCGGCCACGTGGGCCTTGGCGACGCGGATATTATCGAGGACGTGAGCCTTGATGCTGATGAAGCCCAGCTTGACGGCCTCGCCGAGGTCGTCGCTGTCCTCCAGTTCGTAGGTGATCTCGACCTCGGCCTCGACGCTTGAGTAGTTCGGCAGGCCGAGCTTGGATGAATAGCGGACGCGCAGCGTGTGCGGAATCATGCGAGTTTCGCTATCTGCGTGCCGACGACGATGGCCACGAGGACCACCACCAGGCCGACGATGAGGAACTCGCTCTTGTCAAACATGATCGGGGCCGGTGTTGAGGGCCCGGGCGATCCTCAGCAGACCGAGGGCGGCGTGGATGTGGGCGCGGCGCAGGCGCGGCGTGGCCGTTGGGTGGGCTGCCCAGCGGCGATGCCAGGCCACCCGTTCGAGGTGGCGGGCGATGTCGCGGTGGTAATTCATGGATCCTCCGGTTTCAATTTGCTGCCCGCAGCATAGTCCTCAACCGGACAGATGGCAACCATCAGGAGATCTCCGCCCACCTCCGCTATGGAAGCGGAGGTGGTTGCACGAGTACCCAACAGGGCCCGCCAACAGGCGGCGCCGGCGGATCAATGCTGGCGAGCACGTTCTCGCCGCTGGTCTGGACGTAGCGCCGGGCACGCTCGGTCCGTCGATCGTAGGTGGGATGGGGTCGCACGCACACGCCTCCGGGCGCGAACTGGCCGCACCACCAACAGCGCCCATCCGACGTGCCACTCACCGCGGCGCCCTCGCGTCTTTGTCCTCGTGCTGCCAGCAAAGTCCGGCCAAGGCTATGCCCCAATGCCCGCACCGTAGCCCATCGGCTTTGAACCAGAGACAGCGTTGAGGAACCGGCTTCGAGAACACTTTGGCGATCAGCCGGTCGTGGCCGTCCAGCATCGGCTTCACCGCGGCGGCTCCGGATCGACGCAGGCGCTACAGAAGCATTCGCCGCGGTCATTCTGGACGGACGACCAGCTGCATGCGCTCTGGAGGCGCGGGTCGAGCTGCACGTCTTCGACGCATCCGTCGCCGTCGGTGCATCCACAGCCAGGACAGGCGCTGCTCTCCTCCCAGCTGCTCTCCTCCCAGTCGTGGGCCTCGAGCATCGCGTCGATCAGCATGTCGACCGTCTTGGCGGCGACCTCATAAAACGGGATAGCGGCGCGCCCAGGGCCTTCGGCGGCCCAGTCGATCAGCTCGGTGAACTGGTGGATGGCGGCGGCACGCATCGAGGCGGCCGCGCGCGGGTTGAGGTCCTCGGGTCGGGTCATCGCGTTTGCTCCTTGAGGTGTATTTCGACCAGCTGGTGCTGGAGTTCATCTTGCGAGCGCGGGACCTCCGACACCCAGTTCGGGTGGTATCCCTGGTCGGCGCTGCAGTCTGGGCACAGCTCGTGGTGGACGTGAGGCTGATCGCGGCGGATGTCTTGTGCGTAGTCGCTCGTGTAGAACGTCCAGCCGTGCACCACGCAATTGCCGAGGCAGGTGTAAGAGACGAATTCCCAGCCACCGCAGCGTTCGCAGCCAAGATAGGCGCCGCGCGGGTCGCGGTTCATGGGGAGAGGATCCTCCCGTGGTTCGTTGTTCATTCGAGGTTCACCCCGAGCGCCAGGTCCGCGGCCATCCTGCGTGCGATCGGCTCGCAGCCAGGACAGAACCAGGCGCCGCGCACCATCGCCCAGCCAGTCCTGCGGGCCATCGGGCGCAGCTGCGATTCCGCCTTGCGGCCCTCGATCAGGATCGCCTTCGGACACTCCTCGGTGTAGCAGGAGATCACGTGGACGGTGGTCATGGCGCCGGCGAGGAAGGCGACCTCGCCGGTCTTCCGTTTCGCAGCGCTAGGCATCGGGAGTACCCCGGCAGACTCTGCAGGCCTGGCTGCAATTGCCGAGGCCGTCGTGCTGGAAGGCCTCGTCGTGGCCGCACAGCTGGCACGGCCGCGACCTGGGCGGGTTCTGGTAAGGGTAGACGCCACCGCCGCCCGGGCGCGGCAGGATGGGGCCCGTGCCGAACCGCTGGGCGATCGCATCCATGCTCCTAGCCACGATGCGCCTCCGCCGATCTTGGGAAGGCCCGCTCCCAGAACCTCACGCAGCCGCAAAGGCGGTTGTGCTGGTCAGTGAAGTGCGCGCGGCACACTTCCCGTGGATGCTCGGACTTCCGGTGGCTGCATTCGCAGATCGGGTCTGGTTTGTATTTCGTCTCGGTCTCTCCCGGGAGCGTGAAGGGGACGTTCATCGTTTTGCCAGCGTCAGGGCTATCGAGGCCAGCGACTCAACGATCGAAAGCTGCATCAGATCCTTCTCCGCGATGCCGCCCCTACGGCGACCTTCGAAGAGATGTTCCATCGCAGCCAGCGCCAGCGATTCGGCCTGAGAGAGATCTTTGGCTGGGTCACTCATGGCTGCTCCCCGTGGTCATTCGATGGGTCCTTCCTCGAGGATCTTAGCCTCGATCGCTGGCGCCAGGCGCTGCCATTCGTCGCCGCAGCTCAGGCAAATAACCGTCCCGTCGCCGAAGCCGGCGAAGACGAGGCGGACGTGCTTTCCGGCGCCCTGGCCGGCGCGGCAGCAGACGGCGCAACAGATGGGCGGGCTACCGCTGACAGTGATTCCGGACGTTCCCCTGGGCATCGGCTTTCCCTCCAATCGGCAACGGCCTGGGCGGCGCAGGCGAAGCACTTCTGGCCGGGCGGCAGGAGCGTGCCGCAGCCGCCGCGGCACGGCACCCAGTGCGGTCTCATCGGTCGGCCTCGTAGCCGTCCTCGATGACGATCGAGGCCCCCTCCGTCCCCACCCGCTCGATGAAGATCTGCGCCCCATTGTCCATCGCCAGGTCCCGCAGCAGCTCGAGCGCCTCGGGCCCCACCCCACTGCCGTCCCGGATGAGCAGCACCCGGAGGTGCGGCGACATGGCCAGCGCCACCGCGGCGCCGATCCAGACCTTCTCGCTCTCCGCTGCCTGGCTCAGGGGCAGGCCGTTGAGCGTCACCGTACCGTCCGCCCCATCGAAGCCGAGACCAGGCACAGGGAACGTCACGCCGGCAATGGCGGCCTCCTTCTCGCGGTCAACCTCCTCGAGTTCGAAGGTGTAACCGTTCGCCTCCTTCTCCAGCTCCATCTTGTGGGCGTGCTTGGCGTCGCGTTCGCCCGCCAGGCGTGCCGCGCGGTTGTTCTCCTCGACCGTAGCGATCTCCTCGTTGAGCCCCTCGAGGTCCGGGTCGACCAGCGCCAGGACGGCCTTCTGCGCGTCCCTCGTCGCGATGATTGCCTCATCGTCTGCCCGCTCGGCCATCGCCAGTTCTCCACGCGCATCGCCCAATTGCTTCTCCAGCTGCGTGATACGGGTAGCCAGGTCATTCACCCGGTCGCGCGTGAGGGCGCGGGCGTTGTTGCGGCGTTCGGAGTCCTGCCGGACCTGCTGGTTGGCTTGCTGCATCCTGATCCACTCGGCTTGGCGCTGCAGCAGGGCGGAGAGGTCCACCAGGTGTGGAGCATCCGCCCTCGGCTCGGGCAGCAGTTCGATGGCGCCGATAGCGTCGCGAAGCATCCTGTTGGTCACGGTGCGGCGTTCGAAGATCTCCTGCCGGCGTTTGTCGAGGGCGGCGAAGTCCAGCCCGAGGAGTTTGCGGAGGGTCTCCGCCTGCTCATGCGGGCGTTCGCGTGCGAACGAGAGCGGGTCGAAGGATAAGGCGTTGTGGAACTTGGCGAGCGTGCCCACGGCTTTCGCCGCCTCGAGGTCGCCCTTCGTGAGTTTCAGGCCGTAACTCAACTCGCCTTTGTCGTCGATCTTGTAGTACTTCGTGATGACGAACCCGTCGTCGAGTGTGATCTCGATGCGGCTCTCGGTCTGGCCGCGGGTCACGGGCTGCGGGATGTCGGTTTTCTTGCCGGCGAGGCCGTCGGCCAGGGCGTCGATGAGCGAAGTCTTGCCCTGGCCGTTGGCGCCGCCGATGACGATCAGGGCGCCCTGGGGCTTGAGTTCGAGGTAGCGCAGGCGCTTGAAGTTGGTGATGGTTGCCGAGTTGATCTTCATGGTTTCCTTTCGTAGAGAAGGCGAATGGCCCGGTCGTTGGCGCGCCAGCACTTGCGGCAGGGGAGAGCGTCTGGGAGCAGATCGGTGGCGCGAACGATGACGTGCCCGCAGGACAGCAGGACCTCGACGCCCTCCCAGACATGGAAGCCGGGGAAGGTGCGCACGACATCCCGCTGCCAGTAGCCGATCACGCCACCGGCATCCACTCGTGGCAGACGCACAAACAGGTGGCGCTAAACTCCATCTGCTCCCACGGAGCGGATCGAAACTTGCAGGCGTGGATCTCGTCGGGCTGCAGGCAGCCCATGAGCCAGCCGTCGACGTCAACGAGCGCCGGCGCCGGGACCTCGTTGTAGACGTAGCCGATGATCTCGCGCCACACAGCAGGCTCGCTGTTCTTCGGGTCCGCGCGGTTGACGGCGCCGCGCAGGTCGTTCGCCAACACCGCCATGACAAAGTCGCCCTTGCAGTGGTGGTTGAGAACGTAGTCGTCGATCGCCGCCTTGATGATCGGCGGCAGGTTCGGGTAGTTGGGATCAGCCATGGGGTCCTCCGGTTTCGTTTGCTCGCCGCAGCTTAGCACATAAATCCGGACAGATGGCAACCGCTCGAAGCGGGCATGAAAAGGCCGCCAGGCGCGTTTATCAGGTGGAGCGAATACCCTTCACGCGGCCATGGCGGCGGTGCGCTCATCGAGGGTCGACGGGGACCCTCTAACCTAGCGCAGGTGGACTATGCGCCCGCAACCGGACAGATGTCAACTAGGAGGCTTCGCCGGCGGGAACCGGCCAGCAGCGGCAGCGAGGATGCGCCGCCGCGAACGGCGTGGTCATCGGGTACGGCCCGTTCTGTCCGTTCGCCTCACAGACCGGATCGACCCTGGCGTCGGCGACCGTGCGCCAATCCCATTGGCCGAATCCCTGCGCTCGATATTGCGCCTGGGCGCCGGCGCCGATGGCGTTAGTCATCTCCGTGATGGCGATCGCCTCGGCGTTCTTCGGGGCGAACGCGCTGGCGATCGCCTTGGCGACGTCCTTCGGCCCGAGGCCGTGGTCATAGGCGCTCTGGATCGCCCGGCCGAGCACCTGGCGCTGCGACATCGACCAGGTCATCCACCAGGTGTTCGAGTACCCGGAGATGAACTCCGCGGCCGCGTTGTTGATGACCTGGATGTCGACCAGCGAGTAAGGCAGGTCCGCGGCCGCCTTGCCCTTGACCGGCTTCTCGAGCGCGCCCAGCTCGGCGCCGGCGACGAACGCCTCTGTCCAGAGCGGCACCATGACCTTCATGAGCAGCGCCCGCTGTTCCGCCCAGAACGCCTCGTCCTGGAGGATATCGGCCATCGCCTTCTGGCCGCGACTGAAGGGTAGCGCGACCATCTATTCGAGCTCAGTCAGACGCTTGCTGATGTTGGCGTAGATCCTCTTGAGGGGCTTCTCGATCGCCGCCTGGGCGTCCGCCTCGGTGGCCAGCCGCTCCTCGGCGATCGGGTCGCTGGCCTTCGTTGCCTGCGCTTGGTCGCCGGTCGGCGCGGGTTCCGGCGCCGGCGCCACCGTCTGCGTCGGCTTCCCGGTCAACGGTGTGCCGATGATGTTGCCAGGGCTACCGAGCGGTCCGCCTGGCGTTTCCGCGCCCGGGCCTCCACCGATCTGGACGATGTATCGCTGGGTGTCCGCGAAGGCACCGCCGGTCAAGTCCTTGGCGTTCATCTGCTCGAACAGTTCCGGGCTGATATCGCCGTCGTCCAGCGCCATCTGGCGGGCGCCGGCGCGGTCAACCTCGCCGGTCTGGACCATCAGTGCACGCGCCTCGGCGCGCAGCTTCTTGACCGTGGCCTCGGCCTCCTCCTCGCCCATATCCTGCTCGTCGTAGGCGAACTCGAGGTTGTCGGGAAGGATCACCGTGTTCATCACATGCGTGATGATCTTGCGGAAGAGGCCGGCGCCCTTCTTCTTGGACTTGTCGTCCATAATCTCGGACTGCATTCCGGAGCCCAGTTGCCCGCCTGGCAGCGGCGCCAGTTCGCCGTAGTCCGTCAGGAGCGCCATCGCCAGCAGCGTCAGGTACTGCTTCAGGCCCTCCTGCTGGTTGAAAGCGTCCGGGAGGCCCGCCAGTTCGAGCGTGGCCACCGATGGTTTCGCGTCCGGGTCCACCGCGGCGAGGATCACAGGCTGGATGTATCGCTCGAGCAGCTGGCCGTCGGCGTTCGCCTGCTGCAGTTTCATGGCGTCCTCGACGTCCGCCTTCTGCACACCCGAGATGACGTGGATCGCCCTGGTGTGGCGGCCGCCGGTTTTCTCCTGCTGGTATTGCTCGACGTTGAACCAGATCTGCGCGCCCTTGAGTGCCCGGCTCAGAGCGCACAGCTGCATGCCGTGGTAGCGGCCGAACGTCCCGGTGAAGTTGCCGGTGAACATCGGCAGCTCGCGCAGCTGCCTCACCTGATACCACTTCAGGCGGTGGTACTTCCCGCTCACACGGTCGAGGAAGATCACCGGCTGCAGCGGGTTACCCGTGGACCAGCACATCGCCGCGTCCAGGTTGCGCAGGCCGACCACCGGGGCACGCTCGCTGTCGGCCTCACGAATCAGCTCAATGAAGGCGCCCTTGTCTTGGGTGAGGTAGTCCATGCTGAGGAGACTGATGAATTCCACCCAGCCGCCACCCCAGTTGGCGTTGAGGAGCAGCTCGTGGCCGATCTGCTGGGTGCGTTCGGGCCCGCGAATCTCCCAGGAGAACGCGGCGTTGCGGGCAATGATGCTGCCGAACGCCGAGCCAGCGAAGGGCTCCTTTGTGATGAACTGGCGCAGCATGCTATCGCGCACGCTGGGACTCACTCCCCAGCTGGGGACGGCGTCGGCGAACGCGGCCGCGAATGCCAGGACACCGTAGCGATCGCCAACGCCGACGAGGTCGGTGGAATCGATGGTCTCCACAGACCGGCGAATCGCCCGATCGATATCGGAGCCGAAGGACTCGAGTGAGGCGGGTTGAGTCACGCTGCCCTCCGGGCGGTTAGACGTTGTATTGCATGATGCGCTTGAAGGCCATGGAAACGCACACCGCCAGGTCGATCTTCAGGCGTTCGGACTTCTTCACAATGCGAATCTTGCTCTCTTCGTCCCGTTGCGTCTTGGCCCGCGCGTTGCTGATGTGCTCGCGGACGTTCGCGTCGCCATTATGGGCCATCGTACCGGCCATGGCGCGGTGCCGCAGGCCGGCATCGGCGATCAGCCGTTCCTCGCCCTGGTCGAACGAATCCACCCAGATAGCGCCGTCGCGCTGCAGGTCCTGGGCCATCTCCTCGAGCTGGTGCGGGTCGTAGGTCAGCTGCAGCGCGCCCGGGCTCGGCGGGATATCCCAGGCGCCGGCGGCGCAGTACTCACAACCGGGCAGCGGCAGCAATTTGGGATGGCCGGCGCGGCAACCACCGCTAATCACGAATCGCACCCAGCGCTCAGGTTGCTTGAAGTCGATCCGCCCGCTGGGGAAGTCCTGCGGCCGCCAGACCTTCGCGGCGCGCAGCGCCGGCTCGTTGTGCCGAAGAGGATGCCGGGTAGCGATGGCTGCGCCGAAGCAGTCACCGCTGATGCCGGCATCGAGGGAGATTACGAAGGGCTCCCGCGTGCCAGGTTCCAACCGCGGCAGCGTCTCCGGGCCCTCGGCCAGGCGGTCCCATATGTCCATCTCGATAAACGGATTTGTCTCGTCGCCGGCGAGCGCGTCCTCCTCCGTGATGGGCAGGTAGTAACCCAGGCCAGCCGGGGTCATGCTGCCGGCCATCTGTTCGCGGTACTCCGCCGTACGGCCCGGACGCCGGTCCCAGGGGGTGAAGAACGCCACCAGGCGCGACACGCCGGCGCGTGCGTTCTCCCACAGCTCATACGAGTAGACCGAGTCGCCGGCGCCGCGGCTGAGGACGTGGCAGCTGCCGCCCTCCGGCACGGTCGTGCTCACCGAGTTCCAGAGCTCCTTCGCAAAGAGCATGTGGCTGATCTCGTCCACGTGGCTGTGGGTCGCCGACTGCGTGATGGCTACATTCTTGGTCGCCGGGTAGGAGAAGATCCCGCGGGCATCGTCCGGCGCCATCCAGACCGTCCGGAAGCGGAAAGAGGTCGAGGTATCGTCGCCCGCCTTGCCCGAGAGGAAGTGAATCCCCCACTCTGCCGGCAGGTGCTCAATGCCGAACTTCACGATGCCGAGCAGCTCGCGGCTGGCCGGCTGGTCCTTGGAGAAGAGGTGAACGCGGGCATGGGGTTGGCGGAACAGGGCCACCCAGCCGTCCCAGGCGCACTCGAGTTCGGTGAAGCCCAGCTTTCCGGCCTTGAGGGCGAATAGCCAGGGGTGCTGGACCATCTGCTCGGCGAATTCGCGCTGGCCTTCCCAGAGGTCGGCGAAGGTCAGCTGCTGGCCGCTCTCGCGGTTAATGAACGCCCAGTGCTTGAGGAAGCGAGGGAAGCTACGCCGGCAGCGCTCGATCTCGATATCGGCGAGGGTGGTGTTGAGACCGAGTTTGCTCATTCATCAGCGCCAAGCCCGGGCTGAGTCTCACTGACAGTTTGACTGAGTGCGACAGTCCGAAAGCACGACAGATATCGAGGTAAAGAAACTGTCGGAGTTTCACTGACAGTTTGTCGGAGTCTCACTGACGTTTTGACTGAGTGCGACAGTCGGCAGTTATCGAGGTAAAGAAAGTGTCGCAGTCTCACTGACAGTTTGACTGAGTGCGACAGTCCGAAAGCACGACAGATATCGAGGTAAAGAAACTGTCGGAGTTTCACTCTGGTTCTCCGGGCTCCATCTCACAGGTGCAGGTGGGGCAATGGCGCAGGGTCTCCGCCTGCGGGCGCCGGTTCGACGTGGGTTTCGGGATGGGCCCTGAGACATGGGAGAACGGCGCCGGGACTTCCTCGCGCCTGGTAACCTTGCCCGCCCAGCGCTCGGCCACCGAGTTGATATGTGCGGCCGTGAGTTTGCCCTCGGGCGCAGTCGCGATGGCTTCCTGAAGGGTCTCTGCACGCTTGCCAACGGGCGCGGCACTGAGAGCGCGAGCCTGCCGCTCATTTGCTGGAATCGGTACCACGGTTCCGATTTCCTTTACCACGTCGACGGCCGTCATTAGTTGGTTCGCGCGGTGCGACGTGATTTGCCAATGCGCTTCGCAGAACTCTTCGAAGGTCTGGGCCCCACCCCGATAGAGCCGCGACTCCCTGATCTCGGCAAGCGCGGTGCCCACCTCGAAATAGGTGGCGAACCCGCGGTCGACGATCGCGGTCAGTTCCCCGAGGCGGGTCTCCTCGGTCGTGGTGAGCGGCCCAATACCGGGACCGAGTTTCATGGATCGGTTAGCCTTGGTGAGCATCGAAAGACTCCTTCGGTGACGTGCCCGGGCCGCGCAAACGGCGCCGGGCCTTTCTCATTCTAACTCGCTGGGCGGTTGGCCCGGCTCCTCAGCAACCTGGTGCTGGACAATGTTCTCGAGCTGCTCGAGCTGCTCGTCGCTCAGTTGTGTGAGGTCGATCTTCGGTCCAGTGCGATAGACGATCTGGATCGGCGCCGCTTCGCTATCACCGCCGTGGACCACCTTCGTGGGCTCGTCGTAGCCGAGCATCTTGGCGCGGCGCGCCAGGAGCGGGGTTGCCGCGCGGACCTTCTCAGCGTCGCCGCTGGAGGCGCCAGGCCACAGGCCGACCAGCATCTGGTCGATACGTGCCAGGTCCAGCTCGCGGGCCTCCTGGACGCGATTGACCGAGACCTTCGTGAGCTCAGCCATGATCGCCTTGATGTCGGAGTTCACCGTGCCGAGGGAGATCTTGTGAAGCGGCAGCGAGGGATCCTTCGGGTCGCGCTGGCCCTGGAGGGCGACAAGGATCTTCCGCTGGGACAGGCCGCTCTTCAGGAGGTCGGCCACCAGGAGGCGCCGCTCGACCATGAGCATCTGGTGTGCGCGCTGGTCGGAGGACTTTGATTGCACGCCTGTTCAGCCTTCATCGTTCAGATGGTCCGAATCTACCGCGATCGGCAGCGGGGCGCCAGCGTTCAGTTTCCGGGTCAGCAGGGCCTGCCACCACAAGGGCCGCCCATAATCCAGCCGCCGCCCAGCCACCGCGGCCGGCGCTTCATCGTCCTGATCTCCTCACGAATGGGCGACGGGTCCTGCTCGGGCAACCGTGTGCGCCGATAGTGGTCGGCGTCCGCATCGCCGAAAAAGCGCTCTGGTACCAGTGGGAGGTCGCCCTTCTCGGAGCGCGGAAGGGGCACCGGGAGCGCGTCCGTTTCCGGCGGAGTCCAGGCGCAGCGGTCGCACCAGGGGACGAGGGTATCGAGGTCCTGCAGCTCGACGTGGCAGCGAGGACAGTAGCGGACCATTACAAGACCTCGACCAGCTCAAACCGCACCACCCATAGCATCACCGGATCCGTGAACCAGTCATCCCACAGTTCGCGCGGATAAACGCCGTCACTCAGCGTCATCTCCTGCTCGTCGAGATAGGCGAAGCCCTCCGCCTCGTAATCGCTCGCTAGGATGATGTCCGACCTTTCCCGGGATGGCGCCGCCGTCAGCCGGATCGTCCCCACCCGCTTCGCGCCATTCACTCGCGGCGAATGGTTCCACGCCTGCACCAGCTCGCCAGCATGGAACGAAGCCGCGTGTTTCGGCGCCCACTCCCGGCGCGTCACAGTCTTGCGGCCAGCGAGGAGCGCCGGCGTCGTCTTGTCGAACGCGATGATCATCATCGCGGCGGACCGTCGTGCTTGGCCGCCGCCCGTTTCACCAGGTCATCGCAGCCGAACTGGAAGGTCAAAGCAGCCGATGGATACACCATGCCCTCAATCCCGTCCTCGGCGCCGCAGATCAGTTGCAGGACGATGGAGTGGAAATTATGCGCCAGCATCATGAGGTCTGGGATGGTTCCACTCTCCAAAATGTTCTCGCGTTCCAGCCACTCCACGAAGGCGCTCATCCGCGGCGCCATCCATTCGGGATCGGCCATAGGGGCCAGCTTGCCACCGCGCCGTGCGATTGCGCCCAGCTCCTGTTCGACGTCGTAGTTGAACTTCGCCATCAAAGCGCGCCCGGGCCGAACTTCGCGGCATGGCGGGACGCTCGCGGGGTGCCTCGTACTCGTCGGGCTCGGGCTCCGAGACGAAAGGCGTAGAGACGTCGTACTCGCATTCATGCCCACCCCTCTGATCGGACCAGATGCCGTGCCGGCAGCGGGTTACCTCGGCCATTGCTGCACCCTCAGGTCCGCCGCCCACTCGGATGGGTCGTCGCCCTTGCGGGCCTTCAACATCGGTGCCCACCAGTCAGGTTCGCGCTGGGAACTGGACACGGGCGGCACGTCCGACCCACCACACCATTTCAGGTCGACGTTCCAACCGGACCGGTCTCGGTAATGCTCGCGCGGTTTCGCGCCAAGTTGCTTCATGAACACCGGCGTGTCGTCGCAGACGGCATAATCGAGCAGCTTCCTCGCCCAAGCGAGATCCATAGGTCTGGCGCCGGTGCCGCTTTCGCCGCCGATGATGAGCCAGGAGATGCGCGGCGAGTCGAGCATCGCATCACCTGGTTCGATGGGGCCCAGTAGCGGCTCGGCACTGACGCCTCGCACAGCCGCGGGCGTGCGCAGGAGGATCGGAACCCTCCGATCCCAGTTATCCTGGTCCTCGGCCGAGACCATCAGCCAGACGTTCGGGTAGCCGTCTCCCCAGTCGACCGGCAACATGAGTTCGAAGTTCTCCGGCCGCTTGGTGAGCAGCTGCCAATCGAGCCACTCGGTGCCTTTGATGAGCGGCCAGAGGTCCTCGCGGCACTCGTGCGCCACGGGGTGGTCCTCGAAGACGTCCGCCAAGCTGGCGCAGAAGACGCGATGGCGGCGACCCTCGGCCCGGGCCTCGGCGTTCCACTTCAGGGGCTTCCGCCAGTTCGCGGGCGCGGTGCGCTGGCGATCGCCCTTCGGCCCCCACAGGTCCTTGCCCATGCGATTCTTGATGAGCGTCTCGGCATAGCAGTTCACGCAGCCCTGGCTGACCTTCGTACAGCCGAGCCAGGGATTGAACGTATGGTCGGTCCAGCCGATCCCGGTCTCGTCACCCACGTTCGGGTCCTCCTGCGTGATGCTTCCTAACGAGGCAGCCGAGCTGATACGCCAGCCAGAACGGGCCGAGGATGACATAGAAGAGAACGAACGCGGGCCACGCCATGATCGGAACGATCCAGTCCAACGTGTTGGGCGAATCCGGGTCGCCGAAAATGCCCAGCGCTACGAGGCCGAGGGCGACCGTCCCCAGGTAGATCCCGAGAACTATGAGCTCAACCACGGTCGGATCCTCCTGCGAGCGCATCGGAGAACGATGCCTGGCGGACGTCTTCCTGCGGATGGTAGCGTCCTGCGCGATACAGGAAGCTGGCGCAGTCCGTGCACAGCGGAACACCCGGCGCCGGCGACCAATCGATAAGCACGACGACAGCCCGCCCGTCGACGCGAGCCAGGCCGCAGCTGGCGTTGCCGTGCTGGTAGCTGGCATGGGCGACCATCGGGAGCGTCGGCCGCCGGCACCAGGTGAAACCGTCCGGGAGTGTGAAGTCCCGGACGTAGGAGCGATTCATTCGAACGGCCCAGTGCTACCGGCGGGAAGATCAATCTCGTCCGTGCCAGTCTCGCGGATGATGCCCGCGGCCTTGGACCGGCGGCCGTGCTTGGGAATGGCCACGACCGCGACATCCGGCTCGACCTCGGGCTCATCGGCCGGCGATTCGGCGGTCTGGTCGCAGTCACACAGCTCCCTGTCCAGGTGGCCGCAAGCCTTCAGCTGGGGGCCATCGAAGCCCATCAGCTCTGTGGCGCGAACACGCGGTTCGGCAGCGCTGGGCGTGGCATCGATGAGCGCCACGGGAGTCGCAACGGCGCCGGCGACCGCCTCGTCCTCACTGACCAGCGAAAGGGCGAAGGCGGGCAGCAGGTCCTGGTTGGGCGTGATGACCACGCTCACCGGTTGGCCTCCGAATACGCCGGCGATGCCGATCAACTGCGCATAGGACATCAGTCGCGGGCCGAACGCTGCCAGGCGCCGCCGGTGCTTCTCCAGTTCGACCTGGTATTCATCGATGGCCCCGTCGTAATCCTGCTGTTCGCGTCGCCGCTCGAGTACGCGCTTGTCGTAGTCCTCGGGAGTTTCCTTCTTCTGGTGTGGCACGTTGTCGCCCGGGCGCGCTTTGATGGTGGTGACGCCATTGGTCCAACGGCCCTGCAGGTTGTATGGCACGTTCGGCTTCGCTGGAGGCTTCGGCTGGTCGACCACCAGGGTCACCAGGAGCTTCCCGGTCGACCCGTAGTTGTCCTTCGCCGGCTCGATTTTCACGCCGGCAATCTTCGCCTCGAAGGCGAGTTTCGTCTTGGCTGCCATGGGGATCCTTTCGGTTGTGCGACTCGACGTGGACGACAGGGACCGGGCGGCGGAAGCCTCGGGGTTTCTACGTTCCCGCCCGCCACCCGGCCAACGCGTTATTTCTCGGTGATTGAAGTTCAACCTCCTTCCGATTTGCTGGCCGCAGCTTAGCACATTCGACCGGACAGATGGCAACCAGAGGAAAACGCTTGACTTCACTCGCGGGCGGAGTGAGTGATGATCACAGCAAATCTGAAAGAGGACTCAACCATGCCCATCGAAAACCGCACCCTGGCCACCGGCGACCGCTTCGTCGCCACCTACCGCAAGGAGCGCTTCGTCGCGCTCTACGACCAGCTCGAGGAGAAGAAGCCGTTCATCCTCGACGAGGGCCCGCGCCTGGTCGGCGACCGATACAGCACCCTAAGCGACGCCGGCAAGAAGATCATGGGCGGCATCGCCTGCAACGGCTGGCGCTTCTTCAGCCGCGACGATGGCTCCACGCCGGCGCCAGCGGCCCCAGCTGCGCCGAAGACCACGCGGGCGAAGGTCACCCGGCTGCCCAAGCCGAAGACCGCCACGGCGGACGGAGGGCGCCGACAGGTGGTCGAAAAGGCCGAGCCGACCAGGGCCGCCAAGCCCACGCCGATC